TCATTTCGTAGGCGTGACTTTCATGCCTTTGCGCATTCGAATGTACTGCTCTGTCATACCGACGGTGGTGTGCCCAAGTTGATCGCGGGCTGCCCGTATATTGCCTGTCGATTCCTCCTTGTCCGTCGCCGCCTTTGCCCGCAAATCGCGCATCTGAAAGTCAGCTTTTGGAATGCCAGCGGCCTCCCGCGCATCATCAAATCGTTTTCTGAGCATGCTGGTTGTCATCGGCTGACCGTTTTCCATTACAACAAGTCGAGTTGATCGAATCTTGTAACCAGCTTTGCGGGCCATAATCCGGGCGATTACAACTTTCAATTCGCCGACTATCTCAATGCGCCGTTTCACGCTGGTTTTCCCTTGTCGAACCGAAAGCTGCCCATCACGAATGTCCCGCTCGTCCATCTTTAAAGTATCGGCAACCCTTTGTGCTGTGAGATAGAAAAGATCCAGGGCATCTTTCAGCGGTTGCTCTGCGTGCTGATAGACCTTTAATAGAAGGTCATCCTCGACATAAACATCCCGCCCTGTCTCTTTGTTTCCTTTTATCCCTGAGCAAGGGTTTGCCAGTGCGGTGTAACCGCTCTGACGCGCGAAATTCCAGATTGAGCTGAGCAGCGCCTTTTCACGATTTGCCCGGACAGGGGCAGTTTTTGAGCGGTACCGCAGATACTGCCTTACATGCTGAGGCTCAATTGCCTCAAGCGGGGCAGGTGGATCGTTGAAGAAAACGAGCAACTGCTTCAATTCTCGCGCATTGTCTTTCTGGGTCGCGGAAGCCTTCGTCGGTACGACTTCCTTCATATAGAGATTTGCCACATATTCGAAAGTGAGTACTGTTTTCGCCAACTCAACCGAGACCCGGGATTTCTCGAGTTTGGCGTATTCGAAGATGGCTAATCCGTAATCAGACCCGAGTGGAATCTCCCTACGAGGCTTTGATCCGGTGTCGTAGTAGTAATAAACAACTCCACTACGCTGTTTGCGCTGCCTTAAGCGAGCGATGCTGCCCGGGTTTGATGGCTTACGACCCATTTATAATGCTTTCCTTGGCTGCCAGGTGGCGGGCGCCACTGATTGGTTCTGTTTGCTGTCGATCAATGCGGCTGTAGTGACACACGGCCATCCATTTCGTTTGATCGTGTGGCGGATGCCGTTATTGCCCAATACAGCCAATTGACCGGCTTTCGTCCGTGCAGCGGTCAGCTCACAGACCTGATCGTGCGTCAAAAACTCAATACTGCTCACACCTCGCCTCCTTGGCTCTTTGCGTGTCGTGGGTGCATGGTCGTGCGCTATTTGCCCGGTGTCAGGCTCTTTTAAATATCCAGCAGCGCACGGTGGTTGGTTTCTTGAGCATTGGGTTGTTCGCCGCCTGCGAAGCGCGAACGGCGCTGTAAATGGCTTTATTGATCTCCTGCAACTTGTGGCTGCGGCTATCGACCAGCAACGCGCGCAACGTCTTGAGGTCGGTAAGGTTCTGTCGATGCTCACCCGCTTTCTCTGCAAGCTCGTTCAGATTGATAGCGATAAGTGTCGGGTCGGCGCTGTGATTGACCTGCGGACCTTCGCCCAGGCTTTCGAGGTATTCGTAGACCTCCCAAAACTCGGCAACCAGAGGATGGTCAGCGCTGATCGCGGATTGCCGCTCCAAGGCCATGGCAGTGAGTTGCTGGTGAGTCGTCACTACCTGGTTCTCATCCAGTGGGCAGATCAGGCACAGACAATCGACCAGGGCCATCATCTGGCTGTGGTTTTTGATGATCCGCTCAACACGGATTTCCTTGAGCTTGCGTAGGCGTTGTTCGTGCACCAGCACGCGCTCAGCGAATTTCGCCATGACTTGTGGTTCTGCGCGAACCGCCAGCACCAGAAAATGGCTTAGTTGTTCAACCGGGATCACGTTGAGGTTGTCAGCGGCTGCACGGGTTTCGGTGGTGACTTCCGGCCGCGCAAAATGTGATTTGATAATCCGGGTCAGGATGGCCTCAGACGCACTGACATCGGCATTCTGGCTGATGGCAATGACTCCGCGAAACGGCGGTTCATACGTTTCGTTACCGCTGGTTTTCATGCCCTTGGTGCCGAGCGTGCCGCCACCGAAGAAGTCTTTCAGCTCATCCCAGTCGAAGCTCTTGGCGTGTGCTTTGTCCGGCTCGTTACGGTCGCCCTCGATCAGCACCACCGGCATGTTCGACACCTGGCCCATGGCTCGCTGCCGACCGGCGCGGGTCGATTTTGACGGGTCGAATCCTTCGTGTTCTCGGCCCAACAATTTCCACAGAAAGGTCAGCAGCGTGGTTTTGCCGGCGCCGGCTTCGCCCGTGACTTCCAGAAACGGAAAGGATTTGTACTTGGCCCGTATCTGCTCGGCGAACAGCGAGCCAAACCAGAACGCCAGGGCAACGATTCCTTTGGCGCCAAAACACAGCCAGAGCATCGGCAGCCAGTCGGTTCGGTACTGCTTGTGATCCCGCTGAATATGCATCTTGATCGACTTCTGCAGCGTCTTGAGCCGCAGCTTTCCAAACTCGAAGAAGTCCTCCTTGTTCACCTCGCAAACCAGCCCATTGCGCATGGCCACATCACCGAATACATAAGCGCCGTATTCCTTGCTGTAACCCACGTAATCAATCGTCTCGACGGTTTTCAGGCCGTACAACTGGTCCTTTAGGATCTTGTCGAGCTGCTTGCCGCTTCCGGTGAATACCGCACCGGCGGCCATGCTCAGCAGGCGTTTTTTAAACTCGCTGGCCGCAGCCACCTGGCCACCGGTGAAGGTGTTTTTGACGCTGCCGCCGTCATGCGGGAAGTCGATGCGGTAGTAGTACCAGGACTCATCGGTGACGTCGTTGCGTTGGAAGTACAAAGCTTGGGGATAGCAGTTCGCAATCTCCACGACGCCACCGCACTGACGTAATGCTTTGGCCCGGCGCTGCTTATCACTGAGCTGTTGGTCCTCATGGCGCTCGGAGGTGTCCAGCGCCTGCATGGCTTTGTTGAATTTATCCAAGTCCATCTTGAACCAGTAAAGGCGGTTCTCGTACCCGAAGTGAAACTCATGGCTTTCACGCCATTCGTACATCAATACGCCTTTCTCGGCGGCGCTTTCGGCGATCAGTAGCGCGCCGTGGTGGCGTGCGGTCCGGAGGTCTTGTTCGACTTGCTCGGTGCGTTGCTCGCCGTCTTCGATAAATTGCCAACGCTGATGCAGGTCGTTCCAATCGATTTTACGGTTGTCGGGTTGCGGGATCTGCGCCGCGTCGCAGGTGTAACCCAAAGCGCGGGCTTCGCGGACCCAACGCTTGGTGTAGCGATGAGCGCCGGGTTCGTTATCCAGCGCCCAAACCAGTTTGGGGAGCTTTCCGCCTCGGTGGCGAGAGAGTTCTTTGAGTGACGTTTCGGGGAATACGTTGGAGGACATCGCCGACACGGCCGCGATGCCGTGATGGGCCAGGGCGATCGCATCGAAGATGCCTTCGACAATCCACAGCTCTTTGACCTCAAGCAACTCAACACAGGGCGGGCACCACCAGGTCCCTCGGTAACTTTCACCCGGTTGGAACCGGGCTTTCATCTTGCCGAAACGGTGAGGCCGATCGATCAACCGTTCCCAGTAACCGCCCTGATCAAGCGCAAAACGTACCGTCGCGCTGGCGGCATTCAATTCATCTGAGTAGTACGTCTCCTGGGTGAACCAGCCTTGGATCAACTCAAACCGAAAACCCCGGGCAAACTCCAGGTAGGCGCGGGCGGTCGCAGCGGGGAACTGATCGGAGGAGGGTGCGCGCTTGCTCCAGTCGTCGAACAGGTCCTCATAAATCTCCTTCAGGTGCCAACGCTGCCCACACTTACTCTCGCGACCACAAATGATCAGCCAAGGATTGGAGTGGCGGGTGTACAGTTCTTTTTTGCCGCAGGCGGGGCATTTGCCGCCGCGCATGTAATCGGTACTGAGGCGCCGCTTCAACCCATAATCGGCCGTAAGCCGTTGCAACACATCAGCGCGAAGCGCGTTAGAAAGCTCCATTGTCACTAAACCCTCAGAGACCTCGAATTTTGAGCGCACCTCACCCATACCCATCGCGGCATGGGGTGAGGTGTGTTGGGCGGGGGTTACAGCGTTCGGGCTAAATCGAAATCGATTGCGTCGAGCGGGAGTGGCTGATGCTCGTCGCCTTGAAGTTCACTCCACGCCAGGTGCACCAGCTTCGTCGCGAGGCTGGCCGGCACTTCAAGAGCGACGATCAAGTGACGTACGCCGTTTTCGAATAACTGCTCGGAGTCAGCCAAATGCTCTGCCCGATGTCGCAGTAGGTAGGCCCGGGCCGCGTGCTGCATGCAGGTGCGGTAGTCATGAGAGTTGTGGGAGGGTGTCATGGCGCTGTCTCCAGTCCTTGGTTCGGCAGTAGTTCCAGCTGATCGCTGGCTTGTTTCATGGCTTCACGACGCAACGCTGTGTCAGCCAGCGGGAGCTTGACGGTAGGGTTGGCCATACCGCTGGGGCTCATCTCATGAGTCATTTCGAATTCAGCGCGTACCGACCAGCCGCAGGCTTCATTGGTGCATTGCAGGTAAGCGACGCGCAGAAAAATGTGGGTCCCTTCGCTGGTGCGTATCCGCATTCGGGAAAGGCAGTGAGGGCAAACCAGTTTGTAAGTGCTCACTAAGTGCATCCTTGCGCTGTGCTGACAACGTGGTTGAGGGGGTGCCCCGTCAATCGACAGTGCCTTCCTTGATGCCCAGCAACACCGCGGCACGATGTGCCTGACCGCGCCGTCCCTTCTTCCGGCCATTGAGCAAATCACTGACTAGGTTGCTGTTCAGTTCGTGCTGGCGGGAGAACTCGGCGAGGCTAATACCTTTTCGATCAAGTGCTGCTCGGGCTTGCTCGGGTGTAAGGGTGGCGGGCATAGTGTCCATTCGTTGGCATCCGTGGTTATTTGGCGCCATTATGCCCAAACAATTTGGCCTGTAAAGGGTGAAAGCTTGAAAAGTTGTGCATCTAAAGAAGACTTGGACGTTAGCGTGGGTGACCGCCTGCGCGAGGAAAGGACGCTGCTAGGCCTCAATCAAGATGCCTTTGCGCAGCTCGGCGGCATCACCCGCAACACCCAAGGCAGCTATGAAAAAGGCGAGCGAAACCCTGATTCCGTCTATCTTTCGGCCGTGGCCAAGGCTGGGGTAGATGTGCTGTACGTCTTGACGGGCGGGCGTTTGCTGCGCGCTGTTGAAGGGCTGGATGAGGCCGAAGAACAGTTGATTCAGCAATTCCGGACGCTGTCTGATTATGACCAAAAAGCTGTGCATCGCATCGTCGGTGCGATGTCCGAAGTCACCAGCCTTTCAAACGCCAAGAAATAACTCGTGGCTATTTAGAACATTCGTTACGACGGATTTCATTTGGATTTTCTGCACTCCTAAGTAACGTTACGCCCGTAATGCACTTAACGGAGTAATGGGCATATTGGATCAAGAAGAAGAGAACATTCGCGGGGATATGACCACCAGCGAAAATTCTGAGCTAACACAAGATGAGTTGATGCTTCTTACATGGTATAGAAAACTATCCTACATAGACCGTGGTTATATTCTGCACATCGTACAGGCACTGGCGGGCGTGCTCCGATTGTAGCGATGATCGGCAAAGATTTTGGTCACAAATTCTTAGTGAAACTCAGCCACACTAAAGGGAACCCGGCTAGTGCCGGGTTCTTTTCTGAACAGCAGCGTCAACCGGCTTCGAGTGGAGCCCGTACCTCATTTAAGATCATGAGATTTCATGATCTCCTTCCAGATATAGCCGTAGCTGTAGCGTAGCCAAGTCACTTTCAACAGGTCGAAGCTGCGTCGAAGCCAACTGGTTTCTCGTGCGCTAATTTCTTTAGCTATCTCAGTTAACAGCCATTCATCTTGGAAGCCAGTCCACACTGGCGGGACGGGCGTTTCAAGGTTGCTAAAACAGACCGGTGCAACTTCTGAGTACAGGATGTCTTCTACGACCTTCAGGTCATAGCCCCGGATGCGTTCCGCTATCGAGGCATAGTCGACTTCACTGTCTACAAATGCCTCCGCTAACGCGATCTGGATACTCGCTCGTTCTGCGGGAGTCAGAATATGTCCCAATGGGCTAGCTCCTCTAGCTCGACGTCGAATGTATCGGCTGCGACTCCGCCTGCCATGCCACCGGCGATGCTTCCGATGAGTACAACGGCGATGGCGCAGGCAGGCGCCCCCGGACCACAAATAGCCGATATGCCGAGCCCCGCAAGAAATCCTCCCGCGGCACCGCTGCCCAAGATGGTGGCCTGACGAGCCGTTTCTTTGGCCTTGTCATCAGCATTCAGTATTTGGTAAGTCGCCAATACTGCCGTCATGATGATACCGACCTTGCCCATTACAGACATGATTTTGGTGCCAGAAGTGAACTTGGAATTGGCACTTCCCGACCGTTCCAGAGCTCTGTACAAGACTTCTTTCTGTTGGGCCTTTGAAAGTTGTTCGTAATTTTTGTTGAACTGGGTTTGAGATTTTCCGTTCAAGATCTCGCTATGTGTTTTCCCGGTTTTCTTCTTTTTTTGCACGATGGCCAGGCCCTGTGCTGAGGTCAGCTTTCGGTGTTCGAACATGATCTTGTTGCGCATTTCGTTGCTGAACTTGGAGGCGTCTTCAACACTGATGTTGCCTGCTTTTACCTCAGCAAATATTTGCTGTGACATACGCCGGATATTTCTCTCGTAGCTCGCACGGACGCGTTCGTCCTTGATGGCGTCGACGGAGAAACGGCTAGCCGCCCCCTCCATGCCCGCAACCGCCATCTCAAGGGGAGACTGGTTGAGCGTATGTTCACTTTTAACGATGTAGCTTCCGGTTACCAGATTCGGTTCCGTCACGAGAATATCCTTATCCCAAAATGTCGTTCAGTAGTCCGTCGATGCCTGAGGTTATGCAGGTGTTCTCGTGCTGCGCGAATGCCAGCGTATGGCAGGCCTTGCCGGTTGGGTTAGTGAATTTGACCGAGTTGCTTGAGTCGAATACTCCGGCCATGGAAGATCCGTCGTCAAAATGCGCTGTGCAAGCAAATCCTTCGTAGCTCTCTTCTGCAGGAATCTTGAAGCCGATCCAGTTCCCATGGATGATCATTGGGGTAGGGGATGTAAACGGCGCTGGCGTATGAGAGCTGCCGATGATGACGGTACCTGAGCCACCGATCACGACATCGCCATGGGTGCCGACAGTACCGACCAGTGCGGCATTTTGGCCGTTGATAAACACGGTAGCTGACACCTCCGAGGCTAAAGCGCTACCGCAGGTGCAGGTGTCATCTTTTCGTGCGGCTGCAAGCCCGTCGAAGAACACATCGGGAGAACCGGAGGCAATAGCTTTTGAACCGTGCCCAGGTATGGGGCAGCTGGTTGGGTCGGTGATACGTGCAGCTGGCTTTGCCATGCTTGACTCCCTGTCAATGAATTTACCAAGGCCGACTGTATCAGACTTGTTTGGAAAGGCGATTTACGGAAATGATTAAGACGCAGCTTCTACCGCCCCCTCGGCCCGTTACAGAATGAAGCTCCTATTATTTGTAAGCGCCCTTGCATTGTTGGCGGTGCTAAATATTGGCTACTACAACGAGGTCTCAGACGGTGAGGTCCATGCCGTTTTCTTCCTGAAGAAAACGCCTGCGTTGAGAATGCAATTTTTCAACGTTCACGCCAATGACGGAGACTATCGAAAAGTAGACAGGCTGACCGACGACTTACGCCAGGACATCATCGATTATTGCAAATACAGATTGGGTATTGAGACAGAAGTCAGAACGCAGGCTGACGTTGAAATGTGCGCGAAAATGTAAGTGTGTCGCTGCAGGTAGATTCGTTACTCATGCACTGCAGCAATTGCTCAGAGGCCCCGACACAGTCGGGGCAAAGATTTGGAGTGAATAGCCGCTATTTTGCGACTTTCATACTCGGTCTAACGGGGGGCGGTGTTACAGCTTTGACCACATCGTCAATCACCGCCTTTCCCATCGACGTCAAATAGTGCGCAGCCCATGAAAAGCGGTCGGTTTCTCTGTCATAAGCTGCGTCTTTTGAAAGCGCTTTGGCCAGGAACAGCAGATCGGATGCCATTGCCAAAGCCGCGTCGACAGGCACGCCCCCGTTGACACGGAATAATGGTTTGTCTGCGCAAAAGATGCAGGGTGTGATGCCGATGGTTTTTGCTTCTGTTGGTTCGGTCATTGATCACCTCCAAAGATGCAAAGGTGAAGAGGCGGGGAGTTACGCAGCGCAGAAAGAGGGTTAGTGATCGGACGAATTTCGGAAGGATCTATTTTGTTCATTATCAGTTCCCTTGATTGAGGAACTGCCACTTAGCTGTCTCAAAGCTTGGGTGGCAGCCGTGCGTGGTGTGAGACCCGGCAATCAAGGTAACCGGTAGGCCCGAAGGCCTTCCACGCACAGCCGCCATAAAACCTTATTGCAGACGAAAAAAAACGCCGCAATAGGTTTTTTGGCGCTTTGCGCCTTGATTGTCCCCGGGGTCTCACGCCCGATCGCTGAATATGCAGCGATGTCTGGAGAATATCCCGACAAAGATTGGACTAACAAGGCAGCACCGTGCCCAGAAGCACGGTTTACGTAACACCTTACGTAACTATCGGATTTTGCCTACAACTTCGACATGAAGCCACCCAATATTCTGAAAAGAACACACCAGGAGTGGAAAAGTGAACGAGTTGAAAGCCGGCGGTTACACCGCGCAAATCGAGTACAGCGAAGAAGATGGGCTGTTCATCGGACATATCGCGGGCATCAAGGACATCGTTGGCTTCCAGGGTGAGTCAGTCGATGCGTTGCAAGACGCGTTTGCTGAGGCGGTCGCGGATTACGTGGGGACATGCGCCAAGCTCGGGCGCACCCCATGACTGGAACATAAAGAAAGACAGCTCCGACAGCCTGCGAATCAAACCCTCGTCCACCCACTGTGCCGCGATGTGGTAGCAGTGTCCGAAGCGCAACGCGCATGATCAAGACCCAAACGACAGGCGAAAAAAAACCGCCTTTGCGGGGCGGTTCTTTTGTAAGCCTCAGTTTGCGGCTGGGGCTTAGCGCATCTCATGGGAGACATTGGCGTGGAGGCAATAGTATTAATCTTTGCTCATCCTTGCAATGTATTTTGCCAACACCGATTGACGGCATCTGAAGGTGCAGAAAGTCGCTGCTTGGCGTTGAATTCGAACCGGTAGACACTGACAGAAATAACGTTTTACAAAATTAAGCCTATCCATCGCTTGGGTGCCCAAAAGATCACCCATTTCCGACTGCCGCGTTTGGAGTTCTAGGTTAATATGCCGTCGCTCGCACGCCAGTGCAGCGATGAGGTTTGGCCGGTGACATAACAGTTTCGTCCCCTCTGACACGGTTTTGCACCCGTGCCGGAATGATGGCTCGGAGGGAACTCAACCGGCCGCCTCGTGGGAGTCATTGGCGTGTCTTCCCGAAGGCGCGCGTGATCCGGTAAGTGCGCTGGAGGTTTGGCCCCCAACCTGGAGGCCAAAACGTATGAAGCTTTTGCTGCGTACGCTGAGCCTCGTATGGAGATTGTTGAAAGCGTTTCGCTTTTACGAGTTCCTGCGAGACCACTTTGACGACCTGAAGTAACGGTCATAAATGTGGGGAAAAGCCCGTTTCAGTTTCGGCTGAGGCGGGTTTTTTTTGTCTTGAGCAAGCTGTCAAAAGTAGGATTTATACCCGGGTCATTCTCTGATGCCTGTAAGCCATTTCGTCGGCATCTGTAGGTGTTATCCGAAGACCATGAATATACTGTTTGTACATACAGTATTGTTCGCCGTGGAGTCCGTATCGATGACAAACACAATCACCGCCAAAGTCGCCGCCGTGCAAATGGATTTATCACACTGGCAAACCATGCTCGCAGACAAAGCCACGCTACTCGCCCAGCCAGGCGCTCATCACAAGGCGTTGCTGATGCAAGCTTATGCGCTGCATGAAAACAGGCTGATTGATAACGACGATCTTTGTGATCTGCTTGAGTTGGCTGATGGGGCACTAGCCTTCGCCGTGGAATCAATGCTCGACATTGATAGCGACGAGTAGGCCGCCACATGCACCTACTGGTCACGCCGATGAGGTCACGCGGCATCGCACTCGACGCTAAGTCACGACGCCGATACCTCGCGATCAAAGGCAATGTCATGGTGAGTTCATCGGTCTGCCAAGCGCTGGGACGAGCCACGAACGTCGCTCGTGTCGTGGTGGGAATGCCGCTGGATCCTGATCCACTTCCGGCGTTGCTGGACGCAACACTTGCAGGTATGACTGCGACCGGTTTTGTACTCAGTGGCATTGAGTTCATCGATGGCTGCGCGTATGCGCAATCCTGGTGGTGCCGGGAAGGATAGTTTCCGGCAGCGAAAGTCTTTGCAAGATCAGGCGCATCTAGTCCGAGGCAAAATCAATCATCTTTAGTCTCTCGCTGCCACTCAGTCACTTATCCAGTAGTTGGTAACCACTGTCCCAGGATATTCGTCGCGGGCCTAGATGCAGAAGTTGCCGTCCATAATCGAGCAAAATTGTATCGGACAAGATTTCGGACTGATTGCTCTGGGTGCGCTGAATCCATCAACTTTATAAAATAATCGATGAATTGATTTCATCGGTTTGCGTTCAATTTTTACAGGCTGAATTTCGCATTTTCTTTCCTGAAAAGTATATCCGAGCTCCCGATCAGGAGTGGCTAATAGAACGTTATCATCGTTAATGAACGCGATATATGAGTCGTTGTAAAATGTCTCTATTTTGCATGCGTCTGGGGGGAGGTGGAATGAGGCTGATACTAAAATTTTTCTTAGCGTCTTATCGACAAATTTTGAATCAGTGTTTGCAATAATACCGAGTAAAATTAGGCTTGTGTATGCAAGCCCAAGTAAAGATGCAAGTCCAAGATTAAAGTCGCGCACATTATTTTTTTTGAGATTTGTGCATGAATCGGCATAGCTTCGTTTGCGTTGTTTAAAATGATCGAGGACTTGGTTTTTGAATATGTGTAAAAATACAAGGATGAATGCTGGGAAAATTGCATACATTGCCAAATAAATCCAAAGCGCTATAGCTATCACTAAAATGAATATTTTCTGGGTGGTAGGGAATTTTGCAGGATCTGCGTGTGTGTAGTTTGCGATTGTTTCATCGGCTATCGAATCTGCGATAAGAGTGATTATTAAGGCTGTAAGGGTGGCGACTATTTTTAACAATCCGGAGTATTTTTGGTAAATGTTCACCAAGCTGTAATAGCTGATTGAAAAAATTATTGTGCTTGCGCAGATTATGAAAAAAACAGCACGAGGTATTATATATGGTATCTGGCCACCCATAAGTTTTAGTAGAACAATTATTAACAGTAGTCCAACGCTTGCAATAATTGTTGTTGCTGAGTAATCAGCTACTTTCCAGTCGTGAAAGCTATAGTTTAGTTTGAGTCTTGGGTTTTTTATCCATATTATTTTGTTTTTGAAATGTCGATCTGTGCAATAGAACACAGCGACTGCGAGAAAGAAGAACAAAATAATGTAAAGTATCAGGGTTGGGGAAGTAGGGTTCATTGAGATTGCAAGTCCATATGCGCATGCTGGTCGAGATAGTAGCCATATAATATCAGCAAGATCGGCGTATGTTAAAAATATTGCACTGAAAACAACCGAGGCACGGATAAGGTGCTCAAGAGTCCTCATAACGCGTTGAGGTCTCTGCCCAACGCGTTGACGAGTTCACTTCACCACAATCAACTTCCTCCCAACCCACTCCGCAACCTGCGTAACAACGGCGTTTCCGGCACCAAAAGCCTCTGCAAGGTTGGCCGCATCCAGTCCGAGGCAAAACCCATCATCCTCAGACGCTCGCTGCCGCTCAGCCATCTGATCCCATCCGTTCGCGTGAGCGACGAAAGTGGTACAGCCCAGAGAGATTTGGGAGCCGGCTTTGCTGGCCAATAGAGTATTGGCAGCCCAGGCATCCGCGGGGCGTGGCCACTGGATCGATTGAGACGCTGGAGGTATTGCGTCCACTGGCGCGGCGTCAGCCAGGAACTCGAAGGGGGGCATTCGTCGATAACCTGCGACCAGGAATACTCGGCGACGCTGCTGGGGGACTCCGAAATATTGAGCATTAAGCACTCGCCAAAATCCCACATACCCGCAGTCCGCAAGGGCCCTGATGACTGTTTCAAAGTCTTGGCTATCGTTGATAGCGAGCAGGTTAACGACGTTCTCAAGGACCACCCAGCGAGGTTGAATTTCTTTGAGGATTCGTATGACTTCCCAAAACAGGCCGCTGCGTTCGCCGCGTAGTCCACGGGTGGCTTGGTTGCTGGGTCTGGCACCGGCAATGCTGATGTCCTGGCAGGGGAACCCGGCGGTGAGGACATCGACGGGGGAGAGGTTATGGGCGCCGCACTGGCGCACGTCTTCAAATTGGCGTGCATGGGGAAATCGGTCGGCAAGCACAGCCCGGTTGACCGGGTTGAGTTCAACTTGCCAGGCGCTGCGGTAACCAGCGTTTTCAAATCCGACATCAAAACCTCCTATGCCTGCGAACAGGCTTCCAATGGTGGGTTGCTGCATTCATGAACTCGTAGTTCTGGATGCTCGCGGCACGCTAGGGGGAGGCTCTGGGCCTTCAAATGGTTCAGTGTCCGGCAACGCGGGCACTTGATTTGTAATTCAAGGAAGCCGCTGGCGGCGGCGAGTTTGCGGCCGCATTGGCCGCAACGAATGTCTTGCATGAAAATCGTCCTTGATGGGATCAGTCAGTTGTTAATCAGTTATGTTTTTTCTGCCTGCATCCGTTTCCACTCTCGATCCATCGCCCGCTTCGCCGCTTTCTCAGTGGAATACAACCATCGCAACCGCTTCGGCTTGCTCTGATCACCAGCCGTCACGGTCTTCTCCTTCCCGGTTTTCTTGTCGCGGTAATAGGCAACAATGCCGGTGAAGTCACCCTTGTCCTCTTCGGCCAGATCTTCGACGGTGTCTTCCGGTAGCTTGCTCTCCAGCTCCAGGCTGACGGTGTAGCCGCTGTCCGCGCTGAGGGTGTGCTGCACGTTACCGCCGTACCAGATGATTGCGTCGATCTCGTCCTTCACGCCCTGGAGCGTGTAAGTCAGTTCGGGAATCAGGTCCGGCCGTCCCAGTGCCAGCGTGTAACTGAGGGTGGCGCTGCCGCGTTGCAGGCGATTGAACTCGGCCCGGGCAGCACGCAAGGCTGATTGCCGATCGCTGTAGGTGTGGCGCAAGTCCTTGAGGTTTTCGCCGCCGCCGGCGATGGCTTCCTGTTTCTTGGCGCTGTTCACGTCGTAGAAGTAGGCGCGCACGCCGTCGTAGCTGTCGCGGTCGGCTTGCAGGTAGCGGTGTTGGTCACCGTCGGCGCGGGTGAGGGTGATGTGCGGCAGTTCGACGCCGCTGGCGGTCTTGCCGCCGCCCGCTGGGAGGCACAGCAGGCAGCCGGCCTTGATGGTGACTACCGCATCGAATTCTTCGCCGATGCGGCAGATCAGGTTGGCGTCGGACTCGTTAGCCTGGTCGAGCTGCAGGATGGGCAAGCTTTCAAGAGCGCCGGCAATGTTCGCGGTCAGACCGTGGCTCAGCGCGATGTCGCCCAGCACGTCGCCGAGGGTGGTGTTGCTCCAGCTGCGTTCGCGTTTGGCCTTCAGGCCTTTGCGCAGGTCAGCCGATCGGGCGCGGATGCTCAGCACGTCGGGCGCGCCGCTGTGTTCGGTTTCATCGACGGTGTAGGTGCCCTTGTCCACCAGGCCGGTATCGCTCCATCCCAGCCAGAGCCGAATGATCGCGCCTGTGGGTGGGATGGCCAGCAGGCCGTCATGGTCGCTGAGGGTAAGGCTCAACTGATCGGCTTCGATGCCGCGGTTGTCGGTCAGCTCCAGGCCCATCAGCCGCGGGCTGATCAGTTTGGCGATGTCGTTGCCATCCACTGTGATGCGGAACGCCGGCACTGGATACCCGGCTTCGCGGCGGTAGCGTTCGACGGCGTCATCCAGAAAACCGGTGACTCGGGACAGGGCTGCATCGATCACAGCAACGACCTCATGATGCTAATGCCTGCGCGAGTGCCGGCGCCGATCAGGTCGATCCGGTCGTCATCGATGCGTTTGAGGCTGAGGGTGAATTCGATGCGGCGCGGGGTGCCGTCGCGGAAGAAAAATGTCTTGGTCTCGCTCAGGCTTTCGATAACCCATAAGCCGTAAATTCGACCGCTGCCCTCGACCACGGGCCAGGCCTTGCCGGTGTTGGCCATCAGGCGCAGCGCGTCGAGGCTGAGGGGGCTGCCGGCCAGTTCCGGCAGGATGACGCCGGGGAGGGTGATCGCGTCTTCACCGCGGCCGACGAATTGCCGCGCGGGCGCCGCGCCGATGCGGCTATTGCTGGCGTGTCGCCAATCGGTCTGGCGTTGCAGCTCCTGGTAGGCAGCGGTGGAAAGGCTGAAGACGAACATGCCCAGGGCAAGCATCATGGGGATTACTCCAGGTCGGCGAGTCGGCTGCGTTGACGAGCGCTTTTCTCACGTTCAATGCGCGTCAGTTCGACGCGTACGGCGCGGGCGATGGCTTGTGCGTCCAGGCCAGGCGTTGCAGGGATGTGGATTTCGTAGGTGTCATGGCTGTCGTAAACGGCACTGCCGGCGTTGCTGATTGGGGCACGGCTATCGACCGTTATGCCGGGCAAAGACGTCATGCCCAATGCCATAGAACCAGCGGACGTGATTTGCTTGCTGATGTCGGTGATGACGTCTAATGGGCCGCGCTGGCCGTCCTGAAGACCTTGCGCCAGGCCGGCCATGGTGAAGCCACCCAGTTCGGCAAACACCCGCGACGGACTGTGAATGCCGAGCTTTTCCTTGAACCAGCCAATGGTTGCGTCGCTGATATCGCCCATGACGTTCTTGAGCTTGCCGAAGCTGGCTTTCAGTCCGTTCACCAAGCCGTCGATGAGCATGCCGCCGAACTCGGTAAAGCGCCTGGGCAGGTCGATGCCCAAGTAATTCATGACCGCCGCAAACGCCTGGTAGATCAGGCCAATGGGGCTGAAGTCGATCAGGACTTTAAGAATTCCACCGATTCCGTCACTGAACCCGGCTTTGATTTCGCGCCAGGCGCCGGTGAAATATGACTTCACCGCGTCCCAGTTTTTGTAGATCAGGTAGGCGCCGCCAGCGATGGCCGTGATCGCCAGGCCGATGGGGTTGAGCATCAGCGCACGGCCGACCATGAGCAGCGCTTTGCCCACAAACGGAAGTACTGACCTGCCGAGGCTCCATAACAGGCTGATCAAACCGGGCAGCCGAATCCCCAATTGCGCGAACATAAAACGCAATGCCACAAATGGCAGTAGCACGCTGGCCACGGTGATGAGCAACCCGCCCAGGGCGATGGACAGCGCGGCGATGACGGCGACGGTTTTGACGAGCCCAGCGGCGAGGTTCGGGTTTTCGCTGGCCCAGCTTTTGACCCCGCGGATGATCTCGGTGACTGACTGAATCAGCCCGCGCAACGGCCCATCCTGTTGCTCTTGCAACTCGATGCCCAGGTCCTGCCAGGCACTGCTCAAGGTCGTCAGATCGCCCTTGAGGTTGTCGGCCATCACTGAGGCCGTTTGCGCTGTTTCGCCCTGACTTTGGCGCAGGCTCGCGATGAGTTTTTGCAGCTCCCCGGTGCCGGCCTGCTCGACCAGTTGCGCCATGCCTTTAACCGCTTCCTCGCCGGAAATGGCTTTGAGTAACCCGCCTTTGTCGGCAGTGCCCAGGTCTTTGGTTTTGTCGTGGATCTCTTTGAGGATGTCCGGCAAGGGGCGCAGGTTGCCGTGGGCATCGGCAGTGGTGACCTTGAGTTTGGCCAAGGCTTTTTCCGCGGCCTTGGGCGGGGTGGCCAGGCGGTTCATGATAGTGCTGAGTGCGGTACCGCCCATGCTGCCCTGCAAACCGGCATCGCCCAATTTACCCGCCATCGAAGCGGCCACCTCAAGTTCGACGCCATAGGTCTTGGCCATGGGCGCGGCGTACTTCATGGTTTCGCCGAGCATCTGCAGGTTGGTGTTGGAGCGGGTGAAGGTGCCCACCAACACATCGCCCAGTTTGCCCATCTGGTCGGCCTGCATACCGAGTCCGGAGAGGATGTTGGAGGCGATATCGGCGGTCTGCGCCAACTCGGTACCACCGGCCGCCGCAAGATCGAGCATTCCTGGCATCGCGGCTTTGATGGCCGCAGGATCGAAGCCGGCCATGGCGAGAAAGCCCTGCGCGTCGGCGGCCTGGCCGGCGGTGAATTGCGTTGAGCCGCCCAGTTCCCGCGCTTGCTTGCGCAACGCCGCGAGCGCTTCTGAGTCTTTTCCCAGTCGGGAGATAGCCTGCGTTTTACTCATGCTGGCGTCGAAGTCGATGCCCGGCGTCATCAGCTTGGCACCCGCATACAGCGTTGCACCGCCGCCGGCTACGGCGGTGGCGCCTTTGCCGGCCATGTCGCTGGCGAGGTGTCTGGATTTATCAAAGGTTGCACGCGCCGCTGCCAAGCGTCTCTGTTGAGCGGTCAACGCGGCCAGTCGATTGGTTTGTTCGGTGATGCTGTGGTTGGTGGCGCGGACTTGCTCGCGTAGTTGATGCTCATGGTTGCCAAGGTTTTTGGTGCTGAGCCCGGCGGCCTGCAAGCGGGTGCGCAAGCCTTGGAGCTGTTCGCCCTGTTGTTGATGCTGCTGTTTGAGTTTCTGCGCTTCACGCACGGCAGTGCGGAAGTCCTTGGTCATGGCCTTGGTCGGCGCGCCGGTCGCGGCAATCTGCTGACTGAGTGTTTTGACTTTCTCGCGGGCGGCGTTCAGTGCCTGCTCGGTCTGCTGCGCCGCAGCGCGTTGCGTACGCCAGGCACTGACATCTTTCTGTTGGGCGTTGAGGGCCTTGAGCCGGTCGCGGGCGTCCTTGAGTGCACGAGCGGCGCCGATGCTCTCGTTGTTGATCGCCCTCAGCGGCCGCGTGGCCTTGTCGATGGCGTTTAGCAGCACCCGAAGTTTTAAATCATTCGCCATCGGCGACGCTCCGCACCCTGGCGCGCTCGCGCCATTCCATCAGCTCTTGCAGGCCCAACTGATCCATATCAGCCGGCGCCCAATGAAAGACCACGGCCAGGTCGGCCATGGCGTCCTCTACGCAACGAGGGAGGCGTCCGTCTTCACCGACTTCTGCAACAAAAAACCAGAAATCTTGCTGCCACAGGCGAGCAGGTCGGCCGGGTCCATACCGGCGGCTTCCGGGGCGGTGATGCCGGGGCTGGTGAGGCGCGGCAGGATCTTGATCAGGGTGGCCACGTCCATGTTCAACAACTCCACCAACTGCACGCCGCGCAGTTCGCCGGCCTGTGGTTTACGTAAGGTGAGGGTGTCGATGGTGGTCTTGCCGCGAGTGATCGGCGTGTCGAGGGTGACGGTGTTGTCTTCGGCGAGTGGTTGAATTTCGACGGTCTGCATAAGGTTTTCCAGATAGCTGCGGAAGGGTTAAAGGCCAATAGCGGCGCGCTGCTTTTCCAGCAGATCGACGCCGTTGACCTTCTCGATGAAGTTGAGCAAGTCGATCTCGATGATGTCTTCGTTGTCGACGATCAGCTTGTAGTAGGAACAGGTGGTGGTGATGCTGTGTTCGGTGTCTTCGCCGGGTTCGTGGTCACCCATTTCGATGGTTTCGTGGCGACCGCGCAGGACCACCTCCACGGCGCTGACATCGCCGGTGTCGTCCTGCTGAAACGAGCCGGCAAAGCGCAGCGCAATGCCCGAGGCATTGACGGCGCCGAATTGGCGCAGGGAGATCAGATCGAGGCCGCCGGTCTTCCATTCGAACTGGATGCCGTCGTCGGAGAAGCCCAGGTCGGCCTTCACGGGACCATTCATGCCACCGCCGCGATAGGCTTCCATCTTGCGTCCCAGGGGCGGCAAGGTGACCGACTTCACGACGCCGACATAGCTGTTGGCATCGTTGAACAAGTTGAGGTTTTTAAGTTTGCGCGGCATGGCCATGGCGCTGTTCTCCGGTTAGCGATTGATCTGGCTGGCGAAGTTGATGAGGTAGCGGTCGGTGATGCGCTGGCGCAGGGTGAGGTCTTCCAGCGGCGGGACCGGCGTGTAGTCGTAATCAAGCCAGAGCTTGCCGGCCTTGAGGGTGTCCTTGGTGTTGATATCTTCGGGGTACCAGCAACTTCCGCCGATCAGGTAACCAGCGGACACCTTGCTTCGGAACTCAGCGTTGACGCCTTCGATCATGTCGCGCACCAGGGAGGCGTGCAGCGGCTTGTCCATGGCCCACATCTGCGTGCCGGCCATGGTGTCGGCCAGCACCTGCGCGGTGCGGGTATAACTCTCGAAAGCAAACAACGGATCGTCGCTGCAGGTGCGGCTGCCCCAGAAGCGCAAACCGCCCTCATTGATCAGCGTGGTGACCTCTTGACTGTTGAGGTAGTTGGCATCGGTGGCGGGGTTTTGCAGGTCCCAGAACACGTCGGCGTTGATGCCGGTGACACCGTTGACGGCGATGTTGGAAAGGGTTTTGTGCCAACCGGTTTGCTGATCGATCTTGGCGCGCAATCCAAGTGCGCGAGCAACGGCCGTGGCGTTGACGGTCTTGTTGGTGGCGGTGTCCCAGCTGAGGAAATCCGGCCAGATGACCATGACTTCTCGGGCGCCGAAATGCTTGCGATAGGCGACCGCTTCCTCCTTGGTGTTGCAGCCCCAGGCGCTGACATAACTGAACGCCCGCAATTGCTGGGCGATGGACACGAGTGCGGTGGCGACGGGTAGGGTGTCCAAGCCTGGGACACCCAGAATGCGCGGTACCAGACCGAGCCGCGATTTAGCGGCCAGCAGGGCTTTCATCCCGGTGTACTTGCCGGTTTCGGTGGTGGTGCCGATCAGGGCGCTGGTGGTCTCGGCTTCATCCTGACCTTCCTTGACACGTACCACGATGACGTAGGGCTTGGTCTGGTCGGCAATGGCTTGCAGGCTGGCGGCGAGGGTGCCTTTCACACCGGCTTTGCCGATGGCGGTCTGGACGCTGGTGATCAGGACTGGGGTGTCAAACGGGAAGACTGTCGCGTCGGCATCGTCGGCGGTGCACACCATGCCGATCACGGCAGTGGGGATGGTGCGGATGGGGCGTGAGCCATCGTTGAGTTCGATGACGCGCACGCCGTGAAGATAGTCGGACATGGCTGATCTGCGTGGTGATAAAGGACACCACACAGGCTGCCGCGCTCATCACTCGTTGACGAGCCGCGGCGATTGTATCGGGCAGGCTAACAAAGTACCAAGTAGCATCGTGAATGAGGTCAATGCTTGTCCGTTGGAGACGCTGGCCACTCGGTATTCACAGGGAATCCGGGTTGCTGTTCAAGGCGATTGAGTTCAACGCAATAACGCATCCAGCCCAGTAAAGCTGCCTGTTCATCCGATGTAATCAACTGCAGTTGTTCGGCATATTGCAGCGGAGCGATGCGCAGTTGGGCGTGTTGCATCAAGGTGTCACGCTCCAATAGTACGTGTGCCTTTTTTTCCGCCAAAACTGCTGACTGATCGAGCAACCAATCATCACCTGTCCAGTGGTAATGGGTACCTGGCCAAGGTTTTGTAGTAACGGAGTCGGGCAGTTCGCCCACTTCATGCCATAGCAGCGATTCGCCGTTGTTTGTCCGGTAGACGAGACCGCGATGATCCACCCTCTGCTCAGGCAAGCCATCAACCAAAACCCAGACATAGCCTGGCTTTGCATTCTCCAGCGTCTTCGGCAGATGAACAGCATTGCTGGGTAACTCGAGTCCAAGGCCTGGAACGACGGGAAATTCGACCGGCCCTACCAAAACACCGGCGTTATCGATCAAGTAATTCTTCATGGCTGCTCTCAAATGATTTTGATCCGTCCGGGGTAGGCAATGTTTCGAGGTCGTGTTACTCCAACCGTACCGATTTGCCTGATTTGCGTTATGCCGGAATACTCACCCGCCAATATGCTCCCTCTGTAGTTCGACATTTCACCCAGGTCGAGGCCGTGAATGTCGTGAGCTTGTTTCTGCTCATCTTGACCGAGGCCCGTTACTAGTTGGGTCGCGCCGTCAGCCATGAAGCTGTAGGTTTGCCTCGTACCCTTTTGCCAAGTACCTGGTGTGCGTCCTGCATCAACGTTGCGTGAGTCGTCGAGAATTCTAAGAAACTCCCCCCGGCCTTCTGGCCCGCGAAAGGTCATTCCGTCGTCTTGAACAGTCCATCCACCTTCGTTGCCTATGCTGTGTTGCTCGGTGCTGAGCATTCCTGATTGCTGGGCGTGATCCCAAAGCCAAGGCCACTCCAAGCGTTGAAACGTTCGACGGTTCAGTGCGGCGTAACCGCCGGGGCTGAATTTGGTAGTGGTTTCAAAAACCGGATGGCCCAGCGGTAGCGTATCCAGGCGCCCGAGGGGCCACCAGTGACCCAATCCGTCAGCGCACAAGTGCCACCAATCGCCTGTGCCCATCAGTGTCAGAAACGAATAGCCGTTATCGGAAAGATGCGTATGAAACAGGATGCGATCTGTTCCGTTGGCTTCAACAACAAGTCGATGTCCGGAATGGTCTTTGCGACGTATCAGAATTTCTCGCCTAGCGAGTTTCGCATCAGAGGGCGGGAGTCTTATCGTCACGGCACTCTTGCTGGCATCGCAGAGTACCAAGCCCATGTGTTCGGAGGTGAGGGTTTTCCTTTCGCGAATCAGGGTGTAGGGGCGCGCATGTGCATTTCGTAGAGAACGCTCTACAAAGTCACGGGTTGCGAGCACTACAGAGGGGTCAATTTTCAACTGAATGTTGGCGGTGCCATTGGTGATGATGTGCATCCGCACCACCTGATTGCGCCCCGATCCTTGGGCCAGCAGCGGTTTATAGCTGGGCGCCAGATTCGCCACTGCTGAAAACACGCCGTCCTTATCTTCAAGGGCCAGTTCCGTCATCCACCAGCCGCCCACTTCAGGAGGCAACACCACTTCGGCAATCAACACATTCGAATCGGTGGGGGAGACGCGCAATTGATTGAGCTGCGCACGATGTACCTGATGGATCAGCCGTGTCTGTGACGGATCCGGTACCGGATCATCGCCGTACGCATCACCGATCAGCATATAACTCGGCTCCCAAGGAATGCCGAGGGCGTCGCAGTTGGTTTTCTTGGCGGCTCCGAGGGTGGTGAGCATGCCGCCGAAAAGGGTGTTCTTATCAACCATGAAGGTACACATCCAGTTCGTCGAGGGTGTAAATGCTGGCACCGCCATAGCCCTGAACGAACACATCGATGTCCGGGTTTACCCACGGATACACATCGATTTCGTCGCCGTCATCGATGGCCACTGCGGCATAGGTATCGACGCGGGTTTCCAGAATGATGTCGAGGCTGATCAGGTGGCGGGTGAGGGGCTTGGCGTCGTCGATGAGCCAGGTCAGTTCCTGGTACATCTCTTCGGTGATGCCGGTTTCGGAAACGCTGATGTTCAGGGCAAACGTGGCGCGGGGGCCGAGCGGGATGGTCTGCCACCACTCCACGACTTCAATCACAAATCCCAGCGGCTCGACGACGCGGCGCAGTGAGCCGAGGGTGCCTTTGCGCGAGTGGATGTAGTACGCGGAGCGGATGGCTGAACGCTTGGCCGCTTCGGGCCATTGGCTGTCCCAGCGGTCTACCGAGAAAGACCAGGCCAGATAGGGCAGTAAGGGCACGGGGCAGAGGTCTGGGTTGTAGAGCTGGCGCAGCGGGATGGGGACGCGTTGGATCTGGGCCAGGGCTTTAGCGGCTTGATGTTCCAATGGCGTGGCGTTGCGCGGGAGCAGTGACAGGTCAGTCATCATCAAGCCCCAGTGACAGGTCGATGTCGGTGCAGTACGGCGCCTGGTAGGGAGTGGCGACAATGTCGTCCCAATCGTCCAGCACCACTTTGCGCACACCCTCGACATGCAGCGAGGCGTGGAGGATGGATTCGGATATCTCCAGCCCCAGCCGACGGCGTTGATGAACAAATTTCAGCAGCCGTTCTTTGGCCGCTTTCAGGATCAGCTCTGACTCTGGCCCCGATGTTAAGAGGTAGAGTTCGGCGCTGATTTCATAGTTGATGATCTGCGCGCTTTGAACCCTTAAGCGGTCGCCCAACGGGCGGCGGTCATCGTCGCTCAGGTAGGCTTTAACGATGGCCAGCAGATCTGCCGAGGCGCTGCCATTGCCCAGTGCCGATTGCACGGTGATGACCGCTTCTGCGGGTTTAGGACTTTCTGCTGTGGCGTCGGCCACACGACCGTCGGCGGAACGTGCGTGGAATATGTAGCTGTTGCGCGGGCCCGCGGTGCTGAGACCTTCCCAGGCCATCTGCGCACGTTCGCGCAGGCTGTCGTCGCTTTCCATCAGCTTTGGAATGGGTGGTATGGCTGAAGGGCTGGCGACTTGAATGACCAAGCGCTTGACGTTGTAGTTGGCGGCCAGGTTCTCCAGGTCGGCGCCCTTGGCCAGGGCGAGCATGTTCGCCACCGATGCCTCATTGACCCGCTGACGCCAGATCATTTCGCGGTAAGCGTTTTCCTCGAGCAGTTTGGTCAGCGGTTCGGATTCCATGTTCAGGCGTGCCGCGATTTCGGACTGTTCCTCGGCTGGCCAAAGGCTGATGGCATAGGCCTTGCGCTCGGCAAGGATCTGCTCGTAATCGATCTGTTCGACGACCTGCGGTGCCGGGAGCTGGCTCAGGTCGATGGCGACGAAGGTATTCAAACGCTGCCTCCCAAACGCAGAGGAACACTGAGACTCAGCGGCTCGTTGGTATCGACAATGCTGCCCTCAAGGTCCAGGGTCGATTGGCCTGCCAATGTGGCGCCGAGTAACTGCACGCGACTGAGGCTGATGCGCGGTTCCCAGCGCATTAGCGCCATGACGGTGGCGGCGTAGGCCTGTAAACGGATGAAGTCGTTGAACGGCTGGTCCACCAGTTCGGGTAACAAGCTGCCGTACTCTCGGCGCATGACGCGGGTGCCGAGGCGTGTGGTCAGGATGTCGGTGACGGACTGGGTGATGTGTTCGACCAGGTCGATGGCGGCGCCGGTTTCTCGGTTCATTGCGGCTGTCCTGTGATGCCGCCGCCAGACATCACGCCGCCGTGCGGGTGTTTGACCAGGCTGATGTTGGCTGCGACTACGTCCACTGATGCAGTGATTTTTCCGGTGATGGTTTGATTGCCGATTTGGGTGTAGTCACCTTCGTGGGTGATTGGGCCAACGATGTTGATGCCGCCCTTGCTGGTCAGGTTGGTGGTGCCTTTCTCGGGCAGGGTGGCGTTCAGGTGGTGGGTGATGCTGTCGTATTCGATGACAGCGCCGTCACGGTAAGTGCGGCGGTGCAGGCCTTCGCGGTCGCCGTTGGCGGGGATGTGATCGCTGAACAGGCCGGTGAGGACAACGCCGTTGCCGAGCTGGCCAGAGGGGCTGAATAGGATGACCTGTTCGTTCACGGTTGGCGGGTTCCACTCGCGGTCGGCACCTGCTCGCGGGGCAATCCAAGGGAGCCAGCCGGTAGTCAGCGTGCCGGTATTGACTTGCACGCGTGGGGGCCTCATCTGTATATCGGCGATGGTGCCGAAGCGGATGAGGTTTGCGATCATGCGGGCAAGGGTGGCGGAGTCGTTCATGGCGTCAATAGTGACGCATTATGAATAAGCTCTCAGCTGTGAAAGGTTGTAGTTTGAAACTTTACAATTAGAAAGTGGTGAGGGGTAACCTGTTTCGGTTGGGTAATATGGCTGGCATCCATGCGAGCCATATTGTTCAGAATGACACTTAAGCTGGCGGATTTATTTCTGTGGCAATTCTTCGTAACTGTTCAACAGATAGTCCGGCTGAGGCTTGTGATAGTTCTATATTTCGACCAAGACGTTGTTGTATCTTTGATTTAACTAACCCGAGTACACCTTTGCCATATCTGTATCGGCTTGGGTTGGCGAGATAATCTCGATTTGATTCTGCTGCTATTCTTCCAGCGTTAGGTTCCGAACCGCCTCTATTTCGTGCTCGTTGTGCTTCCATCATTCGATGGTTGATACATTTCTCAACGGATTTTTCACGAGCTTCTTCTGTCGCCTCGATTATTAATTCTTCTAACTGATCTCTTGTGATTTCGGGGGCGATTTCAAATAAATGTTCAGCGCTGAGAAGATGACTTTCTACATCAGTTCCGGTAGTCAGAAAAACATCCAGACCCGCTGCGTGCAAATCTTGGGCGTATTGAGCCGCGCTCTCGTCACTCATGTAGTCGCGATCTCGATGAACTAAAACTCTAGTGCCTGGCGCATGCTCTCGAATAAAGTTTCCAAGCACCTTCGCGGACTGAACATTGCTGCAGCCCGCATATGACCACACATCACATATATCGTCGCCCAGGCCAGAAGATTGCAGCACTTTCTTTAGGTTTCCCATAAGAGAGTCTTCAGTAAGTACAACTAAAGGAGTATTTCCGTTCCTTAATTTATCACCTGCATCCAGAGCTCCTAGCCCCAAGAGAACGGATACTCGATCGCTATTTTCCGGATGCGGTTGACCACCCGAGAACCAATGGATAATAGCGTCAAGTTTAGAGAACTCATCAAGGAAATGTCGAGAATGAGTTGATATGATAACTTGCATTTGTGTTGTTGAGCTGAGTTCGCTGAGTAAGCGCGCAAGTCTGCGCTGGTTGTCTGGATGTAGGTGAGAGTCTGGCTCGTCGAGAATCAGGAGCTGAGGTTTATAAACTCCTATATAAGCTAGAGTTTGAATTGCCTGTAGAACGCCTGTGCCGCAAGAGTCTATGGGTAGATTTCCATCTTCCTTAATCACAATGGCAGAAATGACCTCGTCAACGCTTGCATCAAATACAACATCGATCTCGAGTCCTGAAAAAATAGTTCCTAGCCGAGTCTGAAATTGTTGCCACGCTGGCGTATCTTGTTTTAGTAACCAAAGAATATTTCTGAATACACCGTTTGCATCACCTTTTGCAGCTGCACGTTGAACTATGCCGGGTGAGCGATACTCTTCATATGCTGGTATACCAGCAAGTCCTGGCGCTACTACGCTGTAAGGATGTTCCATTTGCTCCAATCGAGAGCCTAATTGGCTGCCTTGGATGTTTACGGCAATATTTTTATTTCTGCCTCGACGCACTTGTATGGTAGAAGAAGAAAGATCGCTTGTTGTTAGGAGCACTTCAATGGCTTGATTTGCGTCTTGCCGTAGTTTTCCTCCAGGAGCTAGTGCGTGAACATCTCTTAACGGCGTATAAACAAGTTGTTGTGCAGATAAACTTCCTGAGAGATTGTCTCCATCCCATAACGAAACATTGTCAAGTCTTAAGCTTTGAGCGACAGAAACTGCGAACTGGATAGCGTGTAATAAAGAACTTTTCCCGGCGTTGTTTGGGCCGACAAGTAAAGTTACGTTGCCCAGAGAGATGGTCGCATCTGAAATTGACTTGAATCGCTGAACTCGAACACTTTGTAACATTAATATATCCTTATGGTGTCGTTGCGCTATCATGGCAATATATGCTGAGAGTTTTTCCTTTGCACGATATTTTTGCTGTACTTTTCAGCGAGTGAGATGAATGAGAACTCCATCGCGAATCAGATCTAGGTCGGAGCCTTCAAGTCCAAGCAATTTACGTTGCTTGTATCTTGAAAGTTTGGCGGTGCGTTCGGCACGGTCGTTCAGACCGTATTGGTGCACCATTGCAATAGATGCAATTCGGCCTGCGAAACCGATGCTGATAGCGTTGCCGTCACACTGAACCTTCAAAAAACGCGCTGAGCGTATCTTCTGGAACATCTGAACCTTCCGTTTTCCACGCCCTTGCTTCCCCCGCAGATTGCGCTGTTTGCGCGGTGCGTACTTGCTCCCGTCCGGGTTGCGCTGGACTAGGATTCGTTGCTGCTGGCTGCGTCGTAAAGCCCGGCCAAGGCTACGAGTCAGCCGATTGCGCGATGCCGGATCAAGTTGCTCGAGCAGGCCGGCCGCCCAATCCTCCAGCGCTTCCAGGCGATTGGTCATTGCGGGACTGCCCATTCGCTACCGGCGCCTTGGGCACCGGGTACCCAGTTCGGATGGAGGAACGCTGCGACCCGCTGTGGTTCACCTGGATGGCGAATGGTGGTGTTGCCTTCGTCATCCTTGCCCACCACCACACGTTCAGTCAGCGGCAGTGTCAAACTCATATCCACTTTGCTGTTGTCGAGAATATCCGCCTCGAACCGGATGCCGTCGGCGGACTTGTTCAGGTTCTCCAGCAACTCGGACTGATGCACGCTCAGCCAACCGAGCAGGGGCAGCATAACGCTGTCGGGGTGGCCGGCGAAGTCGGTCAGGATGATCTGCAGGTCGAAGCTGTATTCGAACGACAGGCTCGCCGCTGCGGTGCAGCGCACCTTGCCGTTGTCGATGAAGATCAACAATCGGTCAGGGTTGTGCTGGAGTTCGGCAATGGTGGCTAGCAGATGCGTGCGCAAGCTATCAGGTTTGTTCATGGTTGCCTGCGGGGCTAAGGTCGAAATAGGCGATGTACAGGCCGATCATGCGGCCACCAACTGACCACAACCGCAGTCCTCATGCCGCTGATAGGCGCGCTGAAGCTTGATGTCGTACAGGTTCCGTTGGTAGTCCGGTCCGTTGTAGAGCTTGGCAAACTCGGCCCATTTGCGTGCCTTCAATGCCTTGTACAACGCCGGTTCGGTTTCGATGAAGCGTACGAACGCATCGAACTGCTGCGATTCGTTTGTGCTCATGGCTGCGACGAAGTCTTGCGCGCCGGCATAGCCCAGGCGTTTCCAGTGAAAGCCCATAATTTGGAAAGCGCCCCAGGAAGCGGACTCCAGGGCGGCAATGTCGTGAAGCACGCGGGCGCTGCCCAGCCGTTGATGCTCGGCATTGCCGCCGACGTAGCCACCGGCTTTCGGGTTGACGATGCCCGGGTGAGCGGCGGCGAGTTGATCGGCGCGGCGTTTGAGGTCGGTGAGGTTATCGCTTTCATGGCGAACTTTCGAAAGCTGGCGGTACATGATGTGACGTTCGAACAGGATCACCGGCTTGCCGATGTCGAGAAAACCCATGCCCTTCGACTCGATTTCGTTGACCGCGTAGACGGCAGCCAGCGGCACGTCGAGACGTTTCGCGGCGTTGACCAGGTCGACGTTTTTCAGCAGTTGCTGGCAGTCATTGCCGGCGAGCGCTGCCTGTGTTTTGGGACCGGCGATGCCATCGGCCACTAGACCAATGCTCAGCTGATAGGCACGTACGGCCGCTTCGGTGGTGTCGCCGTAGTGCCCGTCAACGATCAGACGGGCGCCATTAGTGTTCAGGGTGGTTTGCAGGTGGCGCACCGCTTGCGAGCGGTCGCCGTGACGTAATGAAATCATCGTGAGGCTTCCTTGCGAATGAAAAATTTCCTGGCTGCAGCGCGGGTTCCTTCCACGCCGAGCAGGCCGATGATGCCACCAAAAAAAGGCGCAGTGGACGCGGAAACACCGAGCAACGGTAGGCCATGGCTGGCGGCCAATGCCAAGGCGCCGCAGAGCGGAGCTTCGATGGCGATACGGCGCCAAGTGCCACCGCCGTACATGATCCGAAGGGCGGCGATGATCAGGGCCAGGAGGCCGGCGTACAGGGTGGGCCAGTGTTGTTCGAGCCAAGCGGCGAGCCAGGCCCAGGTGTCGGGACGTTCGGGCATGTGTTTCCTTCCTTGGTCTAGGCGTGGTTGCAATGGGTCAGTCCCATAGGTTCACCATCTGCCTTTGCGGGGCGGCGGTTTGTGTTTCGGGCATTTGCACGGTCAGGCCCTGGGGCAATGTCGGGCCGTGGTCGGCGAGCCCGGGATTGGCTTGAAGTACGGCTTCGGTCACGCCAGCGGTCCGGCCGTAATGCCGCCAGCAGAGGGCATCGACGGTGTCGTTTTGTTGGGCGCGAACGGTGACGGGCATCAGATCAACTCCACGGTGGTGCGGCCGAGGCCGAGGAAGTCACGCACGGCCCAACGTTGGTCGCGGCGCAGTTCGTCGATGCTGGGGGTGAGGTCGTCGGCGTTCTGGTGGCCGCTGTTGGTGCTGTCGTAGGAGCGGTAGCGCTCGCAGATTTCGGCACCGGTTGCGGCATAGATCGCCCGTTGGTACAGGTGGACGAACTGCGATACGTTTTTGACCCGATCGGCGGGGACGTCGGTGAGGGTGGTGTAGCCGTCGGCCTGTTGGGTCCGGCGCCACTCGGCGAGCTCGCGGTTGACGCTGATGGCGGCGGCGATGGTCGCGGTTTCCAGCCGGATCGCGGTGACGCTGGCGTCGATCCGCAGCGTGCCGCGCACGTCGTCCAGGTTGATCGACGGCCAGAATGGGTCGGTGTTGATGTGGCCGGTGGGGGCCTTGCCGCCCGCGATGAATCCGCTCATTGCGCTGCACTCTGCAATAGGTCGCCGGTGGTCGGGGCTTCACGTTCAGGTACATGGCCTGGCCGATCCGCCCCGAGCCGGCGGGGTGCGTGGGGACGCTCGGTTAGCCGCCAGTGGCGGCGAGTTTGTTGAGCAGGCGTTCGGCCCGCTCCAGATCTTTTTTGCCACCGCAGGCGTCGTGTAGTTCGATGGCTTTTTTCAGCAGGTCGATGCCAGCCTGAACTTGACCCGGTTGGCCGGGCTGTTCTTCGGTGAGGCATTCCAGAGTGGCGCGGCCCATGGCGAGGAACAGCTTGGCGCGGGCCTGATCTGGCATGTCTTCGGTGTCGGTCAGTTCGGCAGCGCGATGCAGGGTGGCCAGGTCGAACGATTCGCTGACCTTCTGGGCGCTCAAGGCCGCCGTGGCGATGTCTTCGGCGACCAGGCAGCCCAACGTGCGGGCGAAGCGATCCGGCATGACCATCTTGTGTTTCAGCACGTACTCGGCGATGTCGAGGCCGCCGCTGAAGTCGCCGGCATCGAAGCGCCAGACCATGATGGTGGTCAGCACTTCGTCTTGGGCACCGAGCCCAGCTTCCAGAACGCCTTGCACATAGGGCATGTAGTCCGGCAACAATTGGCGTTTGAGTTCGGCCTTGCCCTGATTCGACTGGATCTGTTTCAGGCGCAGGCGGTCTTGCAGCAGCTGGTTGAGCTGATGTTCGTAGGCGGTCGCGCCGGCCATGGTCTGGTTGGGTTCGACCGCGGCCGCCTCAATGGCGGCCGTGACGCGCAGGAAGTGATGACGGCAGGGGTTGGTCATGGTCGTCTGCCTTAGGATGCGATTTCGATGTTTTCAGCGAGAGCGGCGCATTCCAGGTCCTCGATCACGTAGGCGTCGTTGACCGACTCGTAGTTCTCGATGCGGTCGCGTTTGGCGTTGTCGAGGACGGTGCGACGGCGGCTGCCTTCCTGCCAGTAGATCGACAGGTTTTCGAGCTTGGTCACCAGCAACCCTCGTGCCGGGAAATACGGCACGCGCACCGCCGGCAAGTTGCCCAGGCGTTTCTGGCTGGTAACGATGTCGGCGGCCAGCATCTCGCTCGGGGCGTTGTCCTTGTTGATGATCGGGAAGTATTTGTCGGCCAACAGTTGGCGGCCGCAGATCACCACCAGGTCTGGATCTTCCTGGTACCAGGGCGCGATGAACTCTTCGACCATGCTGAACACCAGGGCGTCGAGGTTGGTGAAGTCTTTGCCGGCGCCGATGGCGATCTTGCCCGAGCCTTCAACGATTTCCTTCATCACCCGCGCGGCGTTTTCGGTGCGCATTTTTTGCAGCCAACCGATGTTGACGTCCTGGCGCAGTGGGTTAGTCGCCGGGTTTGAGGTGGCGGCGCGGCTGGTGCCGTTCCAGCCGATCAGGATGCGGTCCAGCGCCTGGCGTTTCAGGATGGCGTCTCGGATGCGTGCCTGGAAGTCGGGGAACTTGGCCCAGGCATCCAGCTTGCTGTAGCGCAGGTGGGTGTCGAAGTTGGTCTGCGAGCAAAAGTAGCCGCGGTCATCGAGGGTGGTGATGTCGGTGGTTTCTCGGTCCTTCTGGGTGGTGTCGGTGGTCCCGGCGTTCGGCCCGCCGATGCCCATGCCGATCTTCTCGCCCATCTGCTCGGTGACACCGTAGATGTTGATCGCGCTGAGGAACTGACTGGATTCCTGCATGCGGGTTTCCAGCGTTTGGGTGACGCTGGGGGCGGTGGCGAATTTGGTGGTGACGTCGGGTACGCCGTGCAGTTTGGTCAACTGGCCGAGGTAGGCGTTGAAGAGGTTGCGGGTGTCGTTGCGCATGGAAGTCGTCCTTGGTGTCAGCAGTCGGTCATGACGTGGTTTCCGCCGCCAGTGACGGGAGGGCGTGTCTTTTGGTTGTGGTCCTGGGTGGTCGAGAGCTTGGTTTTCAGTTCGGTGAAGTCCTTGGCCAACCGGTCGAGCTGCGTTTTCAGTTCTGCGGAAAACTGTTTCTCCGCGGCCAGTTGGTCGGGCAAGTCTTTGACGTGTTCGGCGAGGGTTTCGACGGCTTGGCCGATCTGGGCGAACTCGCTGTCATCCTTGGCCTGTTTGCCTTTGAGCAGGGTTTGCACCTTGCTGAAGAGCTGGGCGCCGAGGCTGGGCTTTTCTTCAAACTCTTCGAATGTCAGTTCGGCTTCGACGGCCTCGGTGAACATCGAGGTTGCGGAGTAGTGCCGGTCTTTGAAGGGGCTGATGTCGGGCTTCTGCGCCGAGAAGGCGAGCACGTCGGTGCCAAGGCTGGCGGGGGAGTCCGTCACGGCCAGACCGACGATGTAGGCCTCCCCGGTGTCGGCAAAGCTGTCGTCGATTTCGATTGATGTGTAGATCTTTTGCTTGGCCTTGTTCATTGCGATCAGGTCGGCGGTGGGCTCGACCTGAGCGAACAGGGCCAGTTTCTTTTGGCCGTTGATGTCGATTTCTTCGGTCTTCACCGCGAGGACGTCGCCGTAAGCCTTGAACGGGCTGTCCGGCAGCAGGCTGCGGAAATGCTCCAGCCAGATGCGGGCCCCGTAGGTGGAGGGGTTGAAGTTCTTCGCGGCCTGTTCCAGCCAGTCGCGTTTGATGGTGCGTTTGTCCGAGGTGGCGCCTTCGACGGCGACGCGGAACCAGTTGCTGCGAAATTTCTTCATGCCGGGAATGCTCAGTGCGTTGCAATGAGGGGCATGTTCGGGACGCGCGCGGGCGGCGGCAACGAGGCGGGGCTGTAGGCGGGGAGGGTACAAGGGGCGGTGCTATTGAGTCGTGGGTCTGGGCGGCAGCATCGCAGCCATGACTACGACCGCGCTCTTGCCCATCGATCCCAGACGTCAATCCAAGTTCCTGTACTGGATGGGTTGGCGTGTCTGCGAGATCGCCGAGGCGACGGGCGAAAAGGAGAAGACGCTACACAGCTGGAAGGCCCGTGATGAGTGGGATCGGGCGGATAACGTGGAGCGCATCGGTGGGGCGCTTGAGGCGCGGTTAGTACAACTGATCCTCAAGGACGGCAAGACCAGCGGCGACTTCAAAGAGATTGATCTGCTGCATCGGCAGTTGGAGCGGCAGGCCCGCATTCAGCGCTTTCAGGGCGGCGGTACTGAAACCGACCTCAACCCGAACCTGGCCAAACGCAACGAAGGGCCAAAGAAGAAAAAACCGAAGAACGACATCAGCGAAGACCAGGTCGAGCTGCTTCGCGAAGCGTTTATCGATGGCTGTTATGACTACCAGAAAGACTGGTACCGGGCGGGCAATCAGCGCACCCGCGTCATTCTTAAAAGCCGGCAGATCGGCGCGACTTTCTACTTCGCCCGTGAGGCGTTGATTGATGCCCTGGAGACCGGACGCAATCAGATTTTTCTGTCGGCTTCGAAGAACCAGGCCTATCTGTTCCGGGGTTACATTCTGGCGTTTGCCCGTGAGGTGATCGGGGTTGACCTTACGGGCGACCCCATCGTCCTGCCCAACGGCGCCGAGCTGTATTTTCTCGGCACCAATGCCCGTACCGCCCAGGGGTACCACGGTAATTTCTACTTCGATGAATTCTTCTGGACGTTCAAGTTTGAGGAGCTGAACAACGTCGCCTCGGGCATGGCGATGCACAGTAAGTGGCGCAAGACCTATTTCTCGACACCGTCCAGCATGGCCCACGAGGCTTACAGCTTTTGGACCGGTGAACGCTTTAACAAGGGCCTGCCGGCTGCGCAGCATACGAAGGTGGACGTGTCCCACGGTGCGCTTCAGCAGGGGCGTTTTTGTGAGGACCAGCTATGGCGGCACATCGTCACGATTCTGGATGCGCGGCAGGGCGGCTGCGACAAATTTAACCTTGAGGAACTGCGTCGGGAGTACAGCGCCGAGGCGTTCGCCAATCTGCTGATGTGCGAGTTTATTGACGATGGGGCGAGCATCTTCCCGCTAACGCTTCTGCAGTCGTGCATGGTCGATAGCTGGGTTGAGTGGGCTGAGGACTACAAGCCGTTTGCCATGCGGCCGTTTGGCGATCGTCAGGTGTGGGTGGGGTATGACCCGGCTGAGACGGGTGATTGTTCGGGACTGGTGGTGGTTGCGCCGCCGTTGGTGCCGGGCGGGAAGTTTCGGGTGCTTGAGCGGCATCAGTTTCGGGGAATGGACTTTGCTGCGCAGGCGGCTTTTATCAAGGGTGTTTGCGATCGGTATTGGGTGACTTATATCGGGATTGATGTCACTGGGCTGGGGAGTGGTGTGGCGCAGTTGGTGCGTCAGTTCTTCCCGGCTGTAACTGCCTTTAGCTATTCGCCCGAGGTCAAAACACGCCTCGTGCTGAAAGCCTATGACGTGATCCACAAGGGGCGGCTGGAGTTCGATGCCGGCTGGACGGACATGGCGCAGTCGCTGATGGCGATTCGTAAAACGGTCACTGCTGGCGGGCGCCAGTACACCTACACCGCCGGGCGCAACGACAACACCGGTCACGCCGATCTGGCGTGGGCGCTTTTTCATGCTTTGCATAACGAACCGCTTGAGGGGCAGACGGCTGCCAATACTGGGCGGATGGAGATTTATTGATGACTGAACAGCTCGACAGCCAATCGCTGGTGCCTGCGACCACTCCCGCCAGCACGGGCACACAGGTTTTCAGCTTCGGCGAGCCATCGCCGGTGCTGGGTGGCCGGGAGGTATTCGACTATCTGGAGTGCTGGTTCAACGGGCGGTGGTATGAGCCGCCGTTGTCGCTGAACGGTTTGGCCCTGTCAGTCGGGGCCAGTGTGCATCTGCATTCGGGGTTGATGTTCAAGCGCAACCTGTTGAGCAAGACGTTTATCCCACATCCGCTGTTGTCGAGGGTTGCGTTTGAGCAGTTCGCTCTGGATTTTCTGTGCCTGGGTAATGGTTACCTGGAAACGCGGCGTTCGGTGCTGGGCAACACTCGGCAACTGGTGCCGCCACTGGCTAAGTACATGCGCGCAGGTCCGGATGGTAGCTTCTATCAGGTACAGGGTTGGAAAAATGAGCATGCATTTGAACCGGGCAGTATCTTTCACCTGCGCGAGGCGGACCTGCACCAGGAGATTTATGGGTTGCCGGAGTGGATCAGTGCGTTGCAGTCAGCGCTGCTCAATGAGTCGGCCACCTTATTCCGTCGCAAGTACTACGAGAACGGCAGCCATGCGGGGTTTATCTTGTACATGACCGACGCTGCGCAGACCGAGGCTGATATCGATGCACTGCGAAAGGCGCTGAAGGAGTCCAAGGGGCCGGGGAATTTTCGTAATTTGTTCGTGTACTCGCCGACCGGCAAGAAGGACGGGATTCAGCTGATCCCGGTCAGTGAGGTGGCAGCAAAGGATGAATTCAATTCGATCAAGAATCAGACACGGGATGACGTACTGACTAGCTTGCGGATTCCGCCGCATTTGATGGGTATCGTTCCACAAAATGCGGGGGGATTCGGATCGATCAGAGAAGCGGCGCAGATTTACGCGGCGAATGAACTGGAGCCTATCCAGACGCGGATGTTGCAACTGAACGATTGGCTGGGTGAGGAAGTAATTCGGTTTAAGGCTTATGAAATCGGTGGGGAGTGATGAGCTCCCCTTTCGAAGTCAATTTAATCTCCGCTATTTTCATATGTTGCTAAGTAGTTCGCAATGTCGGCAGGGTGGTCGTTGGGTACTCTTCCGAGTTTGTCGCAGGCGTCGTCTAGCAGCCGAATGAACTCCCTTGCATCCGAGAAGTAGTTTCGAAATGCTAATCTTACTTCTTCGCTCGAGTCGGCTCGTACCAAAACGATGTCCTTGTTCGGCATTTGTTTTTCTAAATCGAACAATGCGCGTAGTGCATCTGGCGCGTCTCGATAACTTTTTACTTCAAGCTCACCTGACTCAGAAAAAATCAAGATAGTATTTCGTTTGTCGGAAATCTCCCCTTTGGCTTCGTTTAGGCCGCGCAATGTTTGCAGAAGCGAGAGTTCCTTATCTAAAACAAGAAAGCTTTCAAGCAGTTCTCTGTTGGATAGGTCGGGGAATGGTCCCTTCAGTCCTTCATGCGCCCTAGCTAGTATCTCACTCGCTAGTGCCATGGCTTGTTCATATCTACGATCACCTTGCTTGAATTTAGGTTGGCTTTCGGTGATGAAACCTATCACTTCGATCGCTGTTGCCCAAGCATGTTGGACTAGTGTTCGATACTGGATTTCAATATATAAGCCAGCCAGGTTCTGGCCTGCAACTGAATTTACATCATATTCATAAACGTCATGGATTCCTCTGTATCCCGTGTCCTTTGGATTGTTTATGTAATGATACTTTTCTTCGTCGTTTCTTCTTTTGTGTTTGAAGCGAGCTTTGTGAAAACTTGCCCGAAAAGCATATAACTCGTCGAGGCTTTGAAATATTAACCTGCATCCTGCTACATCATCCATGCGAGCAAGTTTCATGCCGGGCAGACGTCGCAGTTTATTGAATATCGTGTTTTTCCGTTTGTGTCGCTGAGCAACAATTATGTCAGTAAACTTGGTCCGAGTCCTCAGAATAGCTTGGAAGGTGTTAAGCACCCCTCGATGAGCCGCTCGCCACTCTTCAATAGTATCTAAATCATCCTTGCTAGCGGCGTCAATTCGAACGTTGTCGCCTGCCCGACTCACTCGTTTTCTTGAACCGCCAGGGTAAATTGCTTCTTCAGCCAT